TGCGGACAATCAGGGTTTGGACAAAAATATCGCGTTTCGGTGATACCATGTAATGTCCAAGTGTTTGCTTGTGGCACGCTTTTACAATACGAACATAGTTTCAGTTCACTCATTCCTCACGCTCCTTTATCTCTAATTCCACTGCTCTATGGCTCATCTGTGCAAACGGTAAAATCGCCGCACGCGCCGCCAAGAAGTCTGGGTCATCACAGGTCAATGCGCAGAAATGCGCGGCAATCTGCGCTGCTATGCGCCGGTCTACTATCATGCCTTTGCTGCCACACCACAGAGGCAGGCATGAGAAATCCAAGTCGGCACTAATCAAGTCGGCACTAATCAAGTCAGCGCCTCTCAAGTCAGCGCCTCTCAGGTCGGCGTTGCTCAGGTCGGCATCGTTCAGGTTGGCACCGCTCAGGTCGGCGTTGCTCAGGTCGGCGTTGCTCAGGCTGGCACCGCTCAGGTCGGCACGCGCGCCTTCTTTTTCTTCTCCGTTCAGCCACAACTTGTGCTTGCGTAATACTTCTCTTAGTTCCTCAGCTTTCATCTCAACTCCTTTCACATTCCACAAACTAAACCAACAAACACACCCAACACAATCAGGGCAAGCAACACGCCCGCAAAAACAAGGCAACAACACGTAAGAGGTGAGGGGTCAGGATTCATTCCACACCTGCTTTCGCTTCCAAATCGGCGATGTAATTGAAGAGGGTTTTGCGGCGTTGCTGATATACTTCAAATGCCGCGTCCTTTTTTTCGCACTGCTTGAACAAATCAGGTTCTTCATCGAGTATTCGCATGTATCGTGTATACGCACTGGCGAATTCGTATGCCAAATCCTGTGCCTCCAAACTAACCATCATTGACCGCAATTCTCAAGGCTTTCTTAAATTTCTCACTCATATCATCCTCCTTCATGCTTTCCTCACGCTTACACTTGGATTGCCTTCCGTTCTGAACTGTTGGATTTCAGGGTGCGCTAACGCATAACCGTCTAACGCTTTGGTATCCCAACTGACACGTGGCTTGGACCATACGAAGCTGTGGTAAGTTCCTTTGACCGTGCGACCAGCGGATAAAACTTCCTGCTTGATGTCGGCTTCGAGCATTGATTTTTGTTGCGAAAGTGTGTCAACTTTTGGTTCAAATTCCGCGTCAATTTCTGCCAGTTTTTCTTTGATTTCTGGTGTCAAAACTTCGTCAATTAGTGCCTGTTTTTCTTGATGAATCAGGTCAATTCCGAACCCGATGTCTGAATATTTTTCAATCTTTTCGTAAATGTCCATCTCAATCCTTTCTATTGCTGGTCTACAACGCCGGCCAGCAGGCTGCGGTAAAGGAGAGGGAAACCCGCTCAATTTTTTCTTGGTATAAAACCACTAATCCAACCACGCCCATCACACATATCGCACTTGTAAGGCGTGTTCTCGATCGGGTCAATTACACCCTTGCCTTTACAATTAGGACACCACTCAAGTTCTGCTGCTGCGATTAGTTTTTTTGCGTTTTGGTAAAGAGTCCTGTACTTTGCGGCTATTTCCCCTAACATATATTTGTCCATCTCAGTCTCCTTTCTCTAAAACAAATCCGAATAATCCTGCGCTTGTGCTCCCTCGCTCTTCGGCGACAAAAAGGTAACGCGCCTTGCCAAAACTTCAAACACCGCGCTCCACGTTCCATCCTTGCGTTGGAATACACGCGGGTTGCCAGTCGCCTTGTCAGGTGCGAATGAGCCGGTAACATGAACAACACTGCCTTTGTGCAAAAAACTTCCACACGTTTCCGCCAGCTTATCCCATGCAGTGATACGCACCCACACGGTTTTATCTTTGCCTCCGTCAACCGCAATGTCGAAGTTCGTCACCGCTGTTCCGTCAGGGGCGTACCGATTTTCTGGGTCTCTGCCCAGCCTGCCAATCAATTCGATGTTTTGGTACATTCTTTCGTCTCCTTATATATTTTTCTGAATTTATCCGTTTGCGTTTCCGGTGCTGCACGGACGATCCCAATCTCTTTTTTAATCACGTTCAGTGATGGCGGTTTATTGTCCTGCTTATACCGCCAGTCACTTTGCCAACGCTTACCGAATTCGTTCACGTTCTGGAACGAATATCCGGCTTCGCGTAATTCCTTTGCCGCTCGAACAATCTGTCCGGCGTTGGACTTGATTTTCATGTCCATCCCAGTCAGCTTTTCTAAAGCGATTACCATTTCCTTATGCTCGTTACCACCTGCGACTTTAGGAGCAGGTGTATCTTTAGTTAATTCAGTAATTGGTTCGTTCAGTTCTTTGTTAAGTAAGTAATTAGTAGTTGCAGGTTTTCCGTAATCGGATTTCCCGTAATCGGGTTTTCCGTTTACGGGTTTTCTGCTTACGGATATTTCATTTGCGGGCATTTCGTAAACCATGTATTGATAGCCCGCAAAATTACCTTTCTCATCCCGCATCTGCTCACGCCTGATGTAGCCTTCGTTCTCCAACTCTTTTATTCCACTGGAGATTGCAGTTCTACCATCGGTGGCTCTGTTTTCTAAATCCTGAACGTATACCTGCCAATCATCTGGCATGGATAGCAGAGTTGCGAGTATTCCCCTTGCCTTGAACGATAATGCCGCGTTTCGCAGGGCGTGGTTTGACATCACAGTATAACTATCCCTTTTGGCTACTCTGATTATCATCCTGCTGTCCACCTTACGATAATTCGTCATAGAGCATATCCAATTCGGTTTCAGCGTGTTCAGCCAGTAGGTAAAACTTCGATTGTGAATCCCATGCTGGTTTTAACCATGCCAGCGCCGCTGAAATCATCTGTGGGCTAACGCCTTTGATTGTTTCTGATCCGAACAGGGAGTTCTGCACTTTGTGACGGAGCGCTTCATCGCTATCAGCCCACTGGTTCAACACGCCCACCAACGTTTGCACATCCTCTTTGCTTGCCGGCTGTGACCGCTCTGCCATCTTGAGCAACGCTTGCCGCAGCTGCTCCGGCTTGTACGGGCGGGATTCCTTGCCACCTCTTGGCGTGCCCTTTGGAGCGGGTTCGGCTTGTGGTGCTTGCCTTTGTTTGGGCGGTGACTGCGTAACTGCATTGCCGTCAGTATCTTCGTCTGCGTACAATCCGAATGCGCTTGCCAGTGCATAGCGGCGCAGGTACGAAATGTACTTGCCCGCTTCCTGAATAAGGTTTGCTTGCTTCATTTGCCCTTTTGAGTTTTCTGCAAATTCACTGGGGAGCGTGACTAAAATCCGTTCGCTTATGTACTCGCCGGATTCGTGAAGTATAGTGGTTTCAACGCCGATCCCGCCATCCTCCGATATTGGCATCTGCGTCCATGCCAGTCCGACATCAGGGGCAACCGACTTAATCGTGTCGATAACTGCTCCCAGACTGGCGTACTTCGAGTTGTAATAAGGATTCTGTGCGTCAAACGCCACCGGCTTTGCCAATGCCTGAAACTTGATCAGGCTCTGGGTCAGGTTTTCAATGCTTTCGCTTTTTTTCATTTCATTCCTTTCTTATTTTTGACTTTCATTTTGGAGTCTACTATAATCTCGGTACATCACAGTCTCCAAACTCTTTGATGTGAAGTCGCCCTTTTATTCCTTTCAGGGCGGCTTCAACTTTTATTCCACTCGCAATTCCCGTAAATAATACTGCCGGATCGCTTCACGGATAACGACTGACATCGGTTGCGCTTTTTGCTTACTAATTGCCCGTAGCATTGATTCAGTTTTCGGGTCGATTTTGAAGTTGAATAGCTTTTTTTTCAATGGTATCTCCTTTCTGTTATTAGTATATCCGAATTCTTTACTGCCGTCAAGAAACTGGTGCTTCTACCCAGCCCTCGTCAAAAAGAGCTTGCACCGCTTTATCAGCTAATACTGAAGCAGGGAAGCTGTCGCCAGTGGCGATAATCCAGTCTCCAACCTTAACATTATGCCAAGATTTACTTTCTGGAATATAAACCTCAGCCGATATTGACGAATCGGGATAGTAGTTATACATAACGCTTGCTTTTTCTCCCAACCAGCGCATGATTTCAATGTGGTTATCACCTGTAAATTGAATCCCTGAGATCCTCTTGGTGATGGTCTTTGACAATTCGATTTTGTTGTTGTTCATGTTAGTTCCTTTCGTTATTTAGTTTGCAGGCGATGTAGCCCGCAATAAAAGCTCCAATTATGATAATTGCTTCGTAGAGGGTCAGCATGGCTTATCTCCTTTATTTGCTTTGGCGACAAAAGCGTCTCGCCTTTTTTTGCTGTCAAACTTCCAAACCGATTGTTCTTGCTTATTAGTTGCATAGAAAGTGCGGATATCATCGTCTTGTTCCATGCCAATTCTTTGTAATATCTTTTTGGCTTTTGTGGAGCTAATTGCCTTCATCTCAACCCTTGCACAAACAAATCGTAGTCTGAAGTTGCAAATTTGGGGAGAGGCATGTCGATTTCAAGCCCCTCTTGAAGTTCAGCGGGGTATTCAAAAGGGTAAAGCATTTCGGTATTGCGATCGAGAAACTTCAACGACCTGTCGATTACTGCCACCGCCTTTTTGCGCTCTTCGTACCCGAATTGCATAACGATTTGCTCCACACTTGCTCGATTTTGTTTTATGAGTGCGATTCCAAATTTTGAGTTGTTCATCTCAATTCCTTTCTTTGCGTGTACCATGCGCAACCCGGATTTTGATTATCAGTTGCCGGGCTGAATGTAATGCCCTTGATTTGAGTAGTAATAATTCCAGCGCACCTCGCACTGGTGACGATTGGCAAGTTTTCTCGCTCTACCGTCTGCTAAAGCTTCAAGCGTTTCGATATCTTTGGCGATTATTCTGACTATGCTATGGACTTCAATTTCTTCCCAGTTTTTTCCAATCTGTCGTTCGTGTCCGAGTTTGAAGTAAACATGGCCAAAAAACAAACGGTCGTCTATGATTTCTTCGATTTCCATTCCTGTGGCTTCGTTGATGAGTTTCATTTTTTTCTCCTTTATCCTTTGATGATTATAGTATAGACGCTTTCTTTACATTTGTCAAGAGGCAATCTGACAATTGGTCAATATTGGTGCGATTTTGCCCAATATTCGTACTCAATCATTGAGTATATCGGGGATAAGAAATAGCCCCCCGGGGTTCGAGGGGCTGTGGAGCAATACGGCGCTGTTTCTAATTATTCGGAATCGCTGAAACTATATCCGATTAGTGGAGCTTTGCCGCCTATCGCCTTATAAGTGAGCTTGCCGCCCAAAATCTGTAACACATAACCGAGCAGTGTCGATAAGAGAATCAGCCACTGATCCAGCTGACCCCAATCAATATTCACCTGCACAAAATAGATCACTGCCACGCCAATAAAGGCGGCAAGGTTCAGAATCTGGAACCACGTTTCGCTTGTTCCGTCTTTCACGACCCCGACTGCTTTCAGCAGATTAACAATAACACTTACCAGCCCGCCAAGACCAGTTAGTCCGGCGAGTAACAACAAAATATCTTCCAACATATTAGCCTCCTGCTATGAGTTTAATGATTGCGAGTGCGAGATTGCCCAAAAAGGCACTGACTACGATCCACATCGCCTTATCAATATTTGCTTTTGATTTTAGTGAATTTTCTTCGATCCTTTCTAACCTTGCGATAATGCTCTTACTGGGATTCCCGTTCCCTTTCAACAGTTTTGACAGTTCAATATATTCTTCATGCGATTCTAACCGTGATTGCTTTACCAAATCGCGGATTTCGCAGCGGTCAGCGACACTTTCATTAATTGCGGTTTCGGTGACATCGGCTATCATCCCAACCGCCTTTTCAAGTGACTTTTCCTTACGAATCTGATTCCAGAGCAGGGCGTTCTTCGTGTTGACTGTGGTCTGCATATATTTTCTCCAACGTTTCCGAGAGTGTCTTTGCTTCGAGTTGCGCACCAATAAAGCGTGATTTCCATACGTTCACCGCCTCATTTTCGCTTATCGCCCTGTCTATGTTTTCAATTATACCACCACCATCATCATAGTCAATCGGGTACGCTTGCAAATGGTTATACCGCTCCCAGTTAGCAGGCATTATTTCATTAACATTCGAGCGCATGGGTACATACTGGTTCATCGCGATAACGGGCTTGCCTCTTGCCACCGCCAGATACATATACATCCCCTCTGCAATAACCAAATCGGCTACGTCTATTTCGTCATAACTGCCATCCGGTTTGCCATTTTTAACAACCACTTTTGAGTTATACCAAAGCCCGTTGCCTTCAAGCGTGCCAATCATCCGTACAATCACCTGAACATCAGAGGTAAGTTTCAGCAAATCAGCGTACACCCTTGCGTTAATATCTTTCGCTTCAGGGCGCAAGGTTTTTCCATCTCTCCCAGCAGGGTGAATCGGCGCAAAAGTAATTCGCTTCACCTCTTTTGGCAATACCAACGGTCGCTGTTTGCAATAGCTCCAGCCTACCGGATAAACAGGCATATCAGGCAAAATAATCCGCTGTACCTCTGCTTGCCCTTCACCAATGCAAAGCATAGCGGATATTTCCGGTCTCATCTCAATCAACCCGTCATACCACCAAGTCGCCATAGCAGTGTGTGGATAAAGCACGAACACCGATCCCATTTTGGAATATAAATCAAATATCTTCTGGGGGCGCATCGTGTCAAATAACACAATCTGCGGATACCGACTGTACTCCCAGCCCATCTCTTTCAACGCCTTTTGGAACGGCTTGCCCTTATGCTGATGGTGGTAAATCCAGAATCGCATTATTCCAGTATCCAACCAAATCGCCATTGTGGTCTGGTGTTGGCATAGCGTTTCTTAATCACAAATCCCGCTTGAAGGAATTTCGCCTCCCATTCCTCACGGGTTAAATGCCACTCATACTGCTTGCTGCCAATCCGCAGTCGCCTGTATTCATGTTTGCCTTTTGAATAGCTTAAATTGTCCGGCAACTCCACATAAACAATGCCGTCTTTTTTCAATAGATTTTTGATTTTCTGCAAGCCCGCGTCTGGGTCAAGTAGAAGTTGCATGCTCCCCAAAACAATAATCGCTTCAAACTTTTTGCGCCCTGTATGCGCAAGCAAGTCCGTAACGAAAAATTCGGCATCTGGGAGCTTTTCCTGTGCAATACCCACAGCAACCCCTGATATATCCATCCCGTACAATTTTGCCTTGTTTTTTCGTTTCTGGAAGTAATGTAGGGTGTGCCCGTTACCGCAGCCGATGTCAAGTATCTCCATCGGTTCTGGCATGAAAGTCATCACCGCTTCATAGGCAACTCGGTTGCGCTCATCGAAAGCCCACTTGCCACTATCAGCAGTGAAGAAATTGTCGTACATCTCTGTTAATTGTTCAATTGTTGGAATCGTCATACTGCTCCTTTTTGGAGCTAATTATACATGATTAAAAAAATGACCCGACTTGGTCCGCTTCTACGAGAGGCGTGTCGGGTTCTGTTAATTCAAGTATAGCACAAAAAAATGAGCCGCACTGATTCGCTTCTTCGAGAGGCGGTACGGCTTCTGTTAATGCAAGTATAGCACAAAACCCCCACTGTTATTGTGAGGGCTTGTGCCATAGCTTGTAGATACCTGCTTCGCATTCATGCCAAACTCATTATAACACCTCAAAGGGTAGTTTTTTCTATCCTATCCGTACACAAAATGAAACAATTGTGTATTGTTGGCGCACTTTTTCAACTGTTGCATATTTTGCAACACTTCCAGTTGCGCACTTTCTCATACGATCTTTTGCGCTCTCACTGCACTTTTACGGACGTGTTTTTGCGGTTTATATAGCATAATATATCGCTAATCGTACAAATTTTGTTGACTTCCCTTTATCAAACATAAACCACACGTTAGGTTAAACCTAATTATGGGTTCTAATTTCAAACATCAACTTTCTGATAAAACTCCGCAAAATCGAAAGTTTTGTCAACTCCTGCTAATCCGGCATGACGGTTCTGCTAATCCGCAATTGCGGTTATAAGTGCAAAAACGCCCATTTGCGGTTATAAATGCATGGTTAGCAAAACTCCAATGGCGGGTCAGTAATCACCGCGTCCACGCTTTTATCAGGCATAGAGCGCATGACTTCCAAGCAATCGCCTAAGTGTAATTTAACGGTCATGGTTAGCCCTCACATTACTATTCAAAATCGCTTGCAGCCCTTTTTCAGCGTCCCAAACGAAAGCCTGCGCTTGCCTTGTTGCACCCAAAAAGCCCAT